CCATATTTTGGCGTTCCATCTTTATTTGTCCCTGTCCTTATACGAAATCTTTTATATACTCGGTCTGGCTCTCTTAAGTATTTCGTTATCTTAGTAGCCAGGCTATTAGTCGGTGTTCCTTCACCTATAGCCAGATCTAAAGAATCTTCCAGGTTTGTTTTATGTTGTTTTGTATAATCCCATACACGTTGTGACAAGTTAAGCCCGTCTTTACTGCTTTTACGATTGATAAAGGCATCCATGGCATCTTTATTATGCCCAAAGAATCGCAAAAAATGTTTATCTGATAATGTGTGTTCTCCAAATACGCTTTTAACCAATTCATCATTGTTGAGTTCTGATAGCATCCATTCATTACTGGAATCACTTTGTATTTCCTTATAAACAGAAGCATACAGCCTCCTGAGAATCTTGTTTGCTTGATCCTCATAACCATAATCGGCAAAAGTAAAAGGCTTACCATCTTCCAATTCCGTACCCTTAACCAGGTTAATAATCTCAGTAAGATTACTATCATACAGCTTTCGGATGTTGCCAGCATACCCCTCTGTACGCTTGAATAGCTCTTTTTGCCATTGGTTTGTATTAACGTATTTCTTCTTTGCCATTATTTAACTCTTAAACCGAACTTATCACGTGCTGGATCATTTAAAAATTTAGCCCATTTCTCATAGGGACATCGACAAAGAAAAGGTTTGCCATTAGCTCCAATTTCAAAATAGTTATATGAATGCTTGCAATCTCTACATCTGTATTTTACATCTTTGGTTATTTTCTTTGCCATTTTTGCCCCTCAATTAATTTACCATATTCGACCTCTGTAACAGATATTTTCTCAACTCCTTTAGAATCGGCTACATATATAAAATATCGTTCAGGCAGATACCTCATAACATTCCTATGCAAAAATGAATCATATTCCTGTATAGCTCTCATCGGATGATGTTCTTTGCAAACTATATATCCTGTCATAACCTTGTGACTATCTAAAAATAATAGCCCAAAGGAAACTACAACAAACACCAACATAAGTATTATTATTACTTCCATATTCATCTATTTAATTATTGTACATCAACCATATCAACTGTTTTTCCAGTCAGTTCATGTGTACAATCATTTAGGTATTGTATTTTACCATTTCTTATAAATGAATGGCAAACGGTATCTTTATCAGCTCCATGATATTCCACTTTTATAGATGGTGAAATTGTTGGTTTTGTAGTATCACCGTTCCATTGCCAAACAGGAAAGCCGCAATCATTATTAGATACAGCTATATAATGTTCACATTTGCATCCTGGGCAATAGAAAGAATACATACCTCTATGTTTATCATTTTTTTTAAGTTTCATTATTCTCCCTCCCCAAATACATCGGTTTTGTTCATATCTTGCTGTCTTTGTAAGGCCTCAGCTTGATCCTGTTTGATACGCTCCATCTCAACTTGTGCATTCTTAACCAAGTAAGAATTTTCCAATAGGCTCTGTAATGATAACGCCCCAGCTTGATATTGCTTAAGCAGGTCTGTAAGTTCATCGGAGACATCATCACCAAATGGTTGTTGGAATTCATGCCCTATTTGTAAGGCCTCGTATTGTGTCTTATTTTTATAGTCAAGCACATTACCAAGAATAGCGCACATAAGATGAGATACACGGTTCATATACCCATCATGTTGCTCCTTTCTTTTATCCGCTTTGATAACGGCAAGCAGAAATATCTTTGTCAGGGCTTTTGCCGACATGGTACCTATTCCCTTCATGGTTTCAGCGTCAATATTAGGAGTAAATGTTTTACTCATAATATGTTTATCCAGTCGTTCGTATTCGTTCTTTTTACTCTCACTGGCATCATCCCAAGTCATATACTTCAATTCACCTCCATCTTTGAGGATATATAATTTAGCCTCATCCTCAGCTTTTGGCAGATCGTTTAATACCTGAGCCGTTGCAACCATAGCAGGGTTGGCGAAACGATCATTCACATCAGCATCGGTACTCTCCATTGTCTCTGTACGTTCAATCATTGGTTGTACCCCATCGGATTCAGTTTCTTGCTCCATGAGTAAAACTGGTATTTTACCAACCAGATTTTGCATAACGATTACCTCCCATCCCATGCTAACCCTTGTGCATCTGTAAATGGTATCATCCGTATAAATATCTACATGATAAACGGCTTTATGCCCAGCATCAGTAAGAGTATAACCCCAGGCAAAAGCAGTTAAACGTTTATATTGATCCTTTTGGATATATATATCATCATCATTAGATTTACCAAGTACATTTAGTAATAGATCAGGTTCTCCATCCTTGTTTTTATATACATGAAAAAGGATAGCAGATGTTCTTTCGGCTCCAGCAATCCTTTTCGCCTCTCGTACAGCAGCATCAAAACGGATCTTTTCCATCCAATCTTTGAAGTTGGTAAAAACATCATCTGTATTTTCACTCTTTTGTAGCCATTTTACAGGCCTACCATAGAGAAACACCAATGCTATTTCATTGATATATTTCTGATATGGAATAGGAATTTTCCAACGTCTCTGCCATCTTAGGAAATTTCCCTTCTTATCATATATCGCACGATCTGGGCGTTTCATCACCTTGTGCGTTTCAACATTATAATCCAACAAGCATCTTTGTGCATCTATGCCTTTATCTTGCATATAAGTAAGTGCCCGCCCAACATCTTTATTGGCAAGCAGATCGGTAAAATTTTGCTGGTATCCTACAGCTGCCTTTACCTCATTTGATATTACATTAAATAATCCCATATCTTTAAACGTTTAAATATTAATCATAATGAATTCCTAAGCGTTGTTCTATATCATCTGGTATATCAACCTCATCATTAATAAGGTAATCTATAGCATAATCCGTAACATCCACATATTCATCGTGTGCCACGGCTGGGAACTGAGTAACCTGGTGTATATATGAATCATTCCAAGATCCATCAACCAGGTAAACTCTGCCACATTCTATTTTAGCTGAATTGGCATTAGCTCTTGTTTCCTTACTATCAGTAGGTGTTGGTGTTTCAGTTACGTTCAAATCTGTTTCTTTTCGTAGCTGTTGGATAACGCTTATGCCGTTCGCTTTGGGTTCAATTCTTAATGTGCTTTTGTTTGTATAACCGTGTCCACGCACATATTCTGGTAGAAATTTTATAAGATCTGGAAAGTCCTTATAAACACTCATTGCATCAACGATATACATGTAATTATCTATCCTACACGCACCAATAATACCAGATGGATCATTATCTGATCCTTTTTGTTTTTCCTTATATGCTGTATCCAGGAAAAAATGTATTGGAATATCTTTAGGCTTAATGGCACGAAATCTATCAAGCGTAATGTGCCTAAACCATTCTTTATGCCAGATATTGCCTCCTTCGATAGATGGATGTTGCTGATATAAAGCGGCAAATGTTCTGGCCGATCTTCTTTCCATTGCACGCAAACGCTCCAGACTGTGCCTATCCTCCCATAAAGCCTCACCTATCATACGTGGATCATCAGGGTTACTATCATCTTCCTTGATGGCAGGTAAGCAAACAACCTCCCATTCGTCACCTTCTGATTTAAGTATTCTTCCAGCAAGATCATCATCATGCCAACGTGTCATAATAAGCAGCTGCTTAGAATCGTTGTGCAATCTGGTTAATAATACATCTGTGTACCAATCCCAGACACGCTGCCTATAAGTCTCTGAATATGCCTCAATTTTATCCTTTACAGGATCATCAATAATGGCAAGATCCACAGGTGTACCTGTTAAACCACCAGTGACACCAACGGCTTTATAGAATCCATGTTCCAGGGTATCGAAATAATCCACATTACGAATTAGTCCGCCTCCACCTCTTTGTGGTAACTTCGTTTCAGGGAAAAGGCCTTGATATTCTGGGCTGTCTATTGTGAGTTGTATGGATCTTGAAAAGCTTTCAGCCAGATCAGAAGAATAGGAACAACCAACGATTTTGTATGTAGGATCATTCCCTAATACCCAAGCAGGGAAACGCCTGGAGACAATCTCAGATTTTCCATGTTGTGGGGGTACAAATACCATTAGTTTCTTTATCTTTCCTTCATAAAGCTGTTGGCATTTATCAGCAATTAGAGTATGAAACCATTGACGTTGATAAGATGGCATTATATAGTTTAGAAATAAGGCCAAATGATCTCTTGCCTCATTCCTATATAATTGCTTTGTGAGTTGCAATCTCCTGTTCAATAGTTCAGATGTACTCATTTCTTTAATTCATTATCTATTCTGTCTATTTCAGCCCTTATTTGTTCGTCTGTCATTTCATCAGTCTTTTGAGGGGTTGAAATATCAGCTTCTATTGCCTGGGTTGCTTTTCCAAACAGTCTGTCAAAAATTCCATCTATTGTTGTTGTCCTGCCATATCGAATATCACTATTGATAGCAGAAACTATATTGAGAATCCAGATCGGAGTATTCTTATTGGCGTGCCCATCAGTATCTTTCAATAGGCTATTAAGCTCATTAGGGGTACGTTCCATTAGGAAGCGAATCACATTATAGTAATCCTCTTTGCTTAATTCATGATCTACTCTGATGCCTGTTTGCTTCTTTAGCTTTTTATACAGAGATGGCTTTCTGCCATTCTTCTTTGGCTGATTTTCAGAGCTGAATCTATTGCCGATCTTATTTCCTTTCTCAAATTGTGCCATCCGTTGTTTTTTCGTTGTTTTGTGTGTTTGTCAAACACATATACAGACTGCAAAAAAGACCAGATAGTTTTATCTATCTGATCTACATATAGTTAACTACTTCTGGCTCTGGTATTTACCCCAAAACCATTGTATTAGATCATCACCCATGTTATCATAATCATCCAATTCATCTAACAATGCCTCTGCCTTAGATATAACACCCATCAATAATGTGCGCTCTTCTGGAGTTGCAGAAAATTGGGTAATTTCACCATTAAGTTGTTTCTTAATGACTTCCTTTTCTTTATCAGATAATTCTATCTTTTCCATACTTATGAATTTTTATTCAAATCATTATAACTTGTATTTCTTAACTATGCTTTTTAACGACTTAGTATATTTATCAGATTTACCATGTACGGCCTTTGTAACTGTCTCGGCAAAGAATTCGGAAACATTCGTTTTCGCATATTCTCCATATCCTTTCTTTGACTTATCTTTTAGCCAGGACTTATAGACTTTATTTATAGCTGGTGATGCTGCTTTTGCATTAGCTTTCGTCAAATGAGCATTCCATGTCGCATGTGCCAATTCATGTGTGACAATGTGGGCTACAGGCTTATTTGTTTTTGTGCTCCATCCAGATTCATATCCTTTACTTGACCAGGAAGCAACACTTTGAGTAGTAGTGCCCTTTCCATTGAATATTGATTTGCTCAATACTACAACGCTCGATTTTCCATTTTGTGTTACATGTACGCCGCCATATCCATTTGGCAAAGAAGCTAACTTTACATTTTGCTGCCTTACACCCATTACAGAATGATAACGGCTTATAGCCTCCCCGACGGCTTTGTAAACATACTTATTTTTTATTGTATTTAGGCTTTCTAACTTGCCTATTTTACCTTTGAAAGTCGAATCATCAGGTTTTAGCCCTCCTTGATTATTTGGCGTTCCTCCACCGCCTCCACCAGAATTTCGTCCCATATATTATTTCTTTTTAGCATTTATGAAATCAGTTACATATAAAAGAGAGTGTGCCATGCAAAAGCTCTTTATCTCATCTCCTCCACCATAAACACAGAGATTTGGGGTTTCTAAGCCACTTATATCCTGGGCAATTTTGAGATCACTCTTTAGGCTTTCCATCCAACCATCCAGGCCACGTGTGAAAAACGCATTATATCCTTTCGGTATCCCCATTTTATTGTATTCTATGAATTTATGCGAAACATTAAGATCCACATAAACATTTATTCCACATTCTTGTAGATACCTGGATAGAAAACGTTTTTTATATAATAATTGCAATCCCCAGGCTATTGGCGTTTGATCATGCAAGCTACAATTAGGTTCAACAATGGCTTTACAACCGCTTGTAAGTAGTTTTATAGGATCCTTAAATAGAGCTTCAAAACGATAATCATCAACGTAAAAATGATATGTAGAAACGTCCTTCCTTAGCCTTGAATTAGCTCCCCATGGAGAAAATGGAAGTTCTAATTTTCCAGCCTGATGATCTAATAGCAAATTAGGAATATCAAAAGCATTATCGCTTTCATATAATACGTCTTTCCACATGCTCCTGTAAAAGTCCTCTTTATCATCATTTGAATTTTCATCATTATTATCATTGCTATCATCAAGATCATCATCATCTTTTTTAGATGCCTTCTTTTCTTTTTGATCATCAACGGATAGACCTATAAAGTCGAAATCAAGATCATCAAAAGGAGCCTCATTAAGCTTCTTTGTATCCCAATCACCATTATTGATATTATCTCTCAAAATAATCTCTCTTTCCTCATCTTCTGTTGGATTATGATAGAGTATTGTAGGAACGGTTTCAAGCCCAAGTTTCTTAGCCGCTTTCAATCTTTGATTACCTGCCAGAATAACCATTTTACCAGTTCTATCAGATAAAGCAATAGGGCGGTGTGGCCAAAATCCATTGATACGGATAGAATCCACCAAGTGTTGGAAATCTGTCTTAGTTATCTTTCTTGGGTTGCATTTTAGCAATACCAGATCGGACACATTACGAATAACTATAGTTTGCTCACTTTTCTCCATCTTCATCATCTTTTTCTGTTTCATCAACCGAATTCAGCTTCTCAATATTCGGATTATCTTCTATTGTAGGATCATTATAATCAGGACAACCCATATACTTTCTCTCTATTTCGGCCAAATATGCCAACCAGAATAG